CCTAACCCCCCTAACATAGACTGAGACAACGCCCTAAGCGGATGAACACCTGTACCAACATTCCCTAATAACCCTAACCCAGCCTGCAATAACCCCATCTGAGCAGCACTGGCCTTGTCCTGAGCAGTCGGTGCCATCAAACCACGTAAACGCTCCATGGGATCATTGGGATCTAATCCACCACCCAACAACCCACCACCACGATACCCAACAGGCTCTTCGTAATATTTTGGGGTCAACCAGTCAAAAAGTGCCATAATTCAAAACCTTACATTACAAATGATGTGATTGCATCGCACCACACGGCTTAATATAAGCTCTCGTTACTTTGCATTAACCAAATGCACCACCAGCACCACCCAACAATCCACCCGCTAACATCATCAGCGGAATACTAAGCCCAGCAGTCGCCGGTGCCATGGCAGCAGCAGCACCCATCGTCGCAGCACCACCAAGACCACCCATGGCCGCATTGCTAAACCGACTGCCAGCCCCAGCACCACCAGGACCAGACTGCGTCGTAGTCCCACCACCAGTCGCAGCAGACAACGCCTGCAACAACGGATTCAACCGACCACCACCTTGAGCATGCTGCCACTGACGTAAGAACTCCTCATACGCAGCATCTAAACCCTGCTGAGCAACATTCCTGCTTACTCCACCACCACCTAATAACTGCTGAATCCTAGTCCAATCCATGCCCTCAATGGCCGGCGCCATGCCCAAGGCCGCCATCTGCCTCTGCCGCTCAGACTGATAAGCAGCTTCATTCGCCGCAATGCCCTGCTGATATAAACCAGCAGACATGCCAGCTGCCTGTAACTGCCGCGCAAGATCCCCAGCCTTCAACCCAGCAGAACGCTCTATGTCAGCTAACTCAGCCTGCATCCTACGCGCTATATCAGCCTCAGAAATGTTCACATTCCGAGTGATGTCCTGCAACGCTGTGGATAACCGCCGAGTGATATCCCCCTCGCGTAAACCAGCAGAACGCTCAATATCAGCAAGATTTGCCTGCATCCTCCGCGTGACATCAGCCTCCATCAACTGCGCATTCCGCGCAAGATCCTGTTGCTGCGCAGCAAGACGCCTAGAAACATCAGCTTCATAAAGCCCCTGCTGACGAGCAAACTCCTCACCACGCATGCCAGCAGACGTACGACTAAGCGTTTGACCTAACTGCTGCTCCTGTAACGCCTGCATCTCCCTACCAGCACTACCACCAAACGCACCAGCACGCGCCATGGCACCAGCTAATGCAGGCGCTGTCCCCGTCGTATACTGCTGAGTGATGTCACCAAGCGCACTCTGAAGTATCTGCTCGAAATAAGGATTGTTCATCCCGAGCAACGGATTAGCTTGTACATCAGTCGTACGACCAACCCACGGGTTCGCACCTACAAACGTCTGAGCACCTATGTACTCATTCGCACCAACCGGAGTCTGCTGCCCAGCCCACGGATTAGTCCCAACAAATGTCCTGTAATCAGCATAAGGATTGACCCGACCACCAAGCTGATCAATCGACTGAATGTAAGGATTCTGAGGGACCTGACGCCCTAGATAATTCCCCTGCAACGTCGACCAAGCCTGATCCTGCGCAGCCTTGGACATGCCAGTAGTAGGACCAGTCTTCTGCCACAACAAATTCAACCCGGCAGTCTGTAACGGATCAAGCGGCGATACCCTGGGAGCCCACGGCTTCATGGTCTCCTGAAAAGCAATGTTCTGAGACTGATCAACCAGCGTCTTTAAAGCCGGAACAGTCCACGCAGGCGGCTCAACCTTCGTGGTCGTCGTCTGATTACCACCACCACCACCAGACATGACAGATTACCCCCTGGGACCTAATAACCCCCCTAACAGGGGATTCACAAGCCCACTGATCCACGGGTACATCCCAGCTTGCCCTTGACCCTGCAAGGCCGCCCGTAACCGCTCATCAACCATCCCCGGAATCTGACCCAACTGAGTGTTCATACCCGCTAACCGCTCGTTCAACCCAGATAAATCCATAGGCGGTATGTTCGCCGGCGGCACCGCATTGCCCTGAAAGATTCTCTGAATCCCAGACAGATCCACAGGCGGTATGTTAATGTTCGGTAAGTTCGGCATGAAACCTTGCGACGGTAAGTTGAACTGGGGTATGTTCACCGGCGGTATATTAGGCAAGTTAACTGGCGGGATGTTCGGCATGTTCCCTGCCGGTATATTGGGAAAATTATCTGCCGGGATGTTCACCCGGGGCGCACCAGGTGCCCTAGGAACCTGCCACGCCTGCCGACCACCAGTAACCTGCTGATTCCCCATTGGTCTGTAATTCGCCATGCCCTGGCGCGCAACCCTGAAAATGTCATTGGGAACAGCACCACCAAACCGATTCATACCCTGAATACCAAACCGATTCATACCTTGACCACCAAAACCACCACGATTACTCACCCTCTGACCCTCCTGGAACCATCGAAATGTACCTGCGACTGTCCCTCACACAACTCTCAATGGCACTGGACAACAAGAAATCAATGTCATAATGCGGACGATCAAGACTCTCTCCACTCTGACTCCTCGACTCGCCCGCTATCCTCACACAATCCGACCACGTCAACCTGTCCCGCCTCATAACGCAACTCCTCATCCCACTCATCCCAGGAAATGAACGGCTCATTATAACGGTATCTCATACTCTATGTTCCTGATCTTAGCCCCGAACTTCTTTAACCTAACATCCCACGACTCACGAGGAGAGTAGAACACTAACCTGAAAGCCCCAGAACTCTTGGCAACCTTCATGAAATGATTCTCAAGCCAGTAGTCAACTGTATCAGTGGAACCTACACAATAAACCAACCACATCAACATTTCTGGCTCCCCAGTCCAACGGTTGGCCTGCATGGACGAAACGGCAAAACCATCGTACGCCCCAGAAGTGTAGAAAATGTGTAAACTCGACCGCCCAAACCTCACCTCAGAATAAACATCCTCACACGACCAGTAATCACCAAATGTCTCCCTGATGTACTCAACACCAGGACGAACCAGACCCCAAGATTGACCCAACTTCTCAGGCTGTACGTAAACTAATTTTCTGTTATTTAATTCGACCACAAATAAATATCGCTGACTTAAAAGGATTCATCATACCAGACGGTATGTCTATCAATAACTTAACACGACTTTGATCAACTACTAGCAAGCTGTTGAATCTGAAATCATGCTCTACCCCATCTACAAGCGCTGCTGACGGGAGAATTCCGGGACCTGCCGTGTACAAACTCAGATAATAATAAAAACTATATCCTTCATGCCTGTCCTCAAAATCGAATGATAAGTAATCCACACAGATAGCAAGATAATCCAATTCAATCTCAGTCAGATTCAGCCTGTCTGCAACAATATTGTGAACAGATTCAAGGAGTTTATACAGAATATCATAACTGAATATGGAAGAAGGATGCGTCTTTAAATACACTCCATCAGAGCCCGTCTGGTTATACTCAAATACCCTGTGACCCTCCTGAGATACGCCTGAACCAAATAACTTGAAAAATTCATCATACTGCTTGGTAAATTCAAGAGCATCGGAATGCTCTAGGAAATTATTGATAATGAAGTACTTTAATTCCCCGTCGGGCATCTGCATTCCACCCAAGTACCAGGCGTTCCATTGGCCACACAATACCACCCTATGACCACGTATCTACCCCTGAAATCAACCATCACAGTCAGAGAGCCCCGTGCAGCAGTAAGTACACCAGAAAAATCAACTGCAATACTATCACCAACAGCAAGATCAAGGTCGGAAGGTGTGGCCGAAAGCGTAAGAGTCTGTACAACATCAACCGTACCCTTGAGGTCAATAGACCCAGTATGTAGTAAAGTACCACTCGTAATAACCGTCCCACTCGGGACCTTCCTGATTGACGCTGTGACAGCACCAGCATCAGTTCCAGCCGTGTCAACTCTTGCTCGTATAGCCCTGACAGTACATGCACGTGACGCCGTAAAGAACGTGGCATCAACCGAAGATGGTACCCACGTGACACCGAATCCAACATGCTCACCACCCCCAGGAACGGATGACTCAACCTGATCCTTACTCCTGATGAAATCTCCCTTAGAATGCAACCCACTGGTAGGAACAGCAGCAACTGAATTGTGAATGCTGAAAACGAATCCCTCCGTTAGCCCATTGACTTGGCGCTCAACCCTGCGCAACCGATCGTTTAACTCTATGCTATACCGCGCAGCCTTCTTATCCGGCAAACTGAGCTCTGAAAGCCTCAATGCTTACCCCTCCCAACCATGTCGAAATCAAACCCAAGGATCTCCATAGGTCCCGTGAAATCTAACCTGAACCTGTGCCAACGACTAGACCTACGCACGTTAAATCTCCCATTCTGCTGCGTAGTAGTAACACCCTTAACCAGGGGAGCCCCACGAACAGATCGGTAGAAATTCGTGAGCTTTGCTACCGTAGGCTCTGAAAAGTAAGAAGCCCTCATGTCTCTGATGGCTGAAAACCTGAAATGATCCCCATAATCACCAGTGACTATGGAACTACTCTCCGGATCTCCACGCATGATGAAGAATTTATGACCTGAACTGAAAAATGCAGGCTTGCTACTATCCCCAAGCCAGAAGGGAGAATCATAGGAAATCTGAGGTAGATCATCCCATGTGGCATAGAACGACCCCATTTGATCCCACGTAGGCCCTTGAGTGTTGTAACTCACCGGATACTCAGCAGTCAAACCAACAACACCCAGTAACGTAGCAACATCAGACCGCGCCCACTTGTCCGCACGGTAATTGTAAGTGATTACCTTGTCAGCTAACCCTGTGCTAGACCTAGAACTCGGGTAAAACCAGTGAATGATCCCACGGTTCCAATCATGCAACGCCATGATCTTACGACGGTATGTGTAACTATAGTCAGACCTGAAGAACTCCCTCACCTGAGACCCAATACTGACCGGCCTCGACCCATCGAAATAGTAGAAATCATCATACCCAGCAAATATGTGCGCGTTCCCAATGTCAACAACAGCCTCATGAGAAACCGCACCAATGTTATTGCTAATCAGGGACATACCCCAAATTATTGGTGGGCCCATGTACTCCCCAATATACATCGCACGCTCTTTGTACAGGATGATCTTGATACCAAACTTCTTGAGCCCAATTATCCCCTCCGGAGTATCAACCAACCGCCCATTGGCAGCTTGAGTAGCTATGTTAGGCACCCAATCAGCATGATTGCCAATGGCTGACGACCACCACCGATCCTGAAGATCATCAGTCCCATCATTCGTATCAGCAGCAAAGGCAAATACACCCTCAGCAAGCCCAACAGTCTCAATCAACGCCGACTTCGGTGGAGTACCACCAAGATTCGCAAACACCCCACTGGTCGAAGACTGCATGGGATCAACCTTGTTCGTGGCCAACGTGACATTCCCAAACTGCGCAAACCGCCACCGACTATCATCACTACCAGTGTACCCCCCGGTAACTGATACATCAGTCCACGCACTCGCACCCGCCTCGTAAAGCCTGTCTGCCGTACCAGCGAACGTCCTAACAGACCCCGTAACGTTGGCCAGAGATATCCCCCCAACTACCCGCTTCGTGAGCGCTGGAAACCCAATATCCTTCGGAGATGGCAACGCACCAATGCCCCGCAAAGTCGGATAAACATTGTCCGTATCAACCAGTATACCTGGCTCTGCAGGATCTAGATCAGGCGCAAAACCAAGAATGCGAATCGCAGTCACGCAGGCGTTGTCCTGAGAATGGAACCACTGAATCGCTCAACATCATACTCCATGTGCGCCCTCTCCTTGGCCCTCATGTACATCGTGTCCCACAACACAACACGCTCATCATCCATCAAGAACGGCGCGGACTCCAACAAAGATGCATACAAAATCAACGACGGATACTCAGTTACCCAGAGATTCGTCGGCTTCGACACGGTCAGAAAATCAGGCTTGGCATAGTAAATACCCTTGATCACAAGCCCTACACTCGGCGCTGGCCCAAATATGAATACATCAACCTCACTGCCGATGTACAACGGCGTGGAACCCTCCGTCCGGTTCGGAAAAGAATGGTAAATCCACGATGCACTCTTTCTCTCAAGCCACTGAACTGGAGAAATATCCACATAAGCATGTATGAGCTCTACATATCCCTCCGGTAATACCACCCCGGTTGCACTCTCTACATCTACCTCAAACCTCTTCTCCATCTTCTTAACCCGAATCTCCCGATTAAGCCTCTCCTCAGCCAGAAGGATGAAGTCGGGTATGACCTCAGTAAGATCATCCCTAGACAACCACTTAGCCAGCGAGTCTTTGAGATCCGGAAAACTTTGAAGAGCCACCTAAACCCTCCACTTGGATGTTCTTAAGTACGAATACTCCGGGGAATTCAACTTATTCCTGACCGCCGGCCAGTGATTCCTGTCAAAGACATTGATCCCCTCCTCCCTTAGCCACTTCTCAACCAGAATTAGGGGAATGCTAGCTATCCGCCGCAAATCCTTGCTGGGACTGTAACCAGCAGTCCCATCATTCTGTAACGCCTTGTTGCTCTCAAGAATAGGCTCGACATCCTGTACCCGCTCACAAACGAGCTTATCATCCCCTTCGTCATAATGCAGGATGGTTACAACAGAATCCCCAGGTTGCGTGATGTCCACTACACACACTCCTTCACCATAATTCATGATAGTTACAAACGGATCAACAGGTTGCGTGATACTCACTACACACACCCACCATCATTCGCACCACCACCAGGAGTTCCACCACCACCTGTTCCACCACCACTCGTCCCACCTCCACCAGGCGCCTGAGCCTGATCACTGATGCGAACATCATCATGATAAACAATCAATTTCTTGGTAGCAGCTTGATGATAAATCCCCCACTTGAACCTCGGCGCTTTGGCCGCTGCGTCGGTAGTAATGACATTCTCTAACGAGATCTTACTCACCCCATCAAACCATACCTTGAGGATTCCATTGGCCGTCGATGACCACCGGATATGAAATAAGAAATCATACCACTTGCCAGTAACCCAACTGTCTAGAACATACGTCTTCTGCCCGGGACCACCACACCACCCCGGAGCATGCACAACCCTCCACTTTCCCCCATGCGCTAAAAGACCAACACCCATCGGCTTGTTCCTGGCACCGCACTTAACCTGAGTCTGCCACTGACAAACCGCCTCATAATTTGCCCCGGCAGTTGCATCTGCAGTGTGCGACGGATGTAGCAAAATACTGAACTTGTACCAATAATCAACGTTAAATTTTGAATCAGTCTCAGTGATCGTGCTAATCGCTTCAATGTGATAGAAATTCCCGGGCGGCCGATTTGGATCTGCAATGGAAGTCGCCGGATCGAAAACTGTCTTCATGCACTGAGTGCCAGTACGGGCAAAGTCATTGGAAATCGAAGGGAAATTCCTACCATTATCCCTAATCCCAGGGATAACACTAGGCTTAGACCCAAGCTTCACACCCTCAAACGATGTCTCAAATAACATGCTAAAGCGTTAACTCCCTAACGGATGAAATCTCATACACACACGCGCCAGCTTCATCAACACTATCAAATTTGTACCTATCCCCAGGCGCCACCAGAAACGTTACTGGCGTCCGTAATCTACCTGTCGTAGCCGCTCCGGTAGCTGTCTCTTCTTCCTTAACTTTGGCAATGACTGTAGTCGGAGGATTTGATCCGTCACACTTAACATCTACCCTACCTCTATCCCCAGAGTTATCTGCTTGAATACCAATACTGGCAATAACCAAAACGGTGTTTGCAGTGCTTGGCTGGACGGTATCACCAAAAGCCACTGTGCGTGATACATAACCAGCCGAGGCAGGTATGTCTAGCCTGTTGGCAGAAACAACCTTAAATATCATAGTGTTAGTTCAAGAACAGATAACACTGAGAAAACTGACGTGAAAGCTTCATCTACTTGAACGAACCGGTACCTGTCCCCCGGAGCTACCAGAAACGTTAT